GTGTTTAGAGGGTAATAATTAACGCCTCCGACATCAACAAAGAAGCCAGAAAACTCTGATTGATCAACTTGTTTTCTTCTGATTAAATTAGGCATACCCCAAAGGAATTACACTAAAACATTACTGGAGTAAATGTAAATGTATTATTTTCCGTATTTTGCTTCATTATTTCATTATAGCACTTGAGTCCCCAGTTAGCCAACATAAATGCAGAATAGTTATCTTTTCTGGCTCTAGTTGCTGAAGATCCACGCTTAAGATGCTGCGGTAAATCAAAGTTTTGCATTCCTCTAGAGCTGGTTGTGTATTCTACTAGGGCGCATTGTTTTTTTGTTTGATATATATAGTCATCTTGATTCTCAATAAAATCAAGGTTAGTCCATTCTTGCTTGTCGCCATTAAATATTAATTCTCTTGGCAAATGACTGTCTATTACTTGGCTAAAAAACTTTTCATTAGAGCAAGTTCTAGATCCAAATAAAACTTTCTTATAGTCAATGCAAGCTTGTAAATATTCGTTGCCTTTTCTAATAAATCCAGAGGAGAAGACTTGGCTAAATGCTATTTTTCCTTCTGATTGATTGTACTGAGCTTTTGCGTTTCTAGCTTCGGTCTCATACTCTGTTCCGTCTAGGTCTGAATTAAAATCGAATGCTTTGATTTTTAATTTATTGGATTTAAAAATGTCAGACTCGTTGCAAGTGTCTAAAAATATGTCTGCTCCAGCATTATCACAAATAACTAGAACTACATTAAAGCTTGACATTAAGTAAGCTAAATATTTAACGTGATTATTTAGGTTCCCTAATCCAGAATAAGTATGAACAAGAATTCCTATTCCAGTATCATCATCTATTTCTAAAACAGCCATAGCAAAATAGTCCGCATTTGGGCTATCGCTCATGTTAGGATCAATTCCTATGACGTATCTTTTCCCAGCGCTGCCTCTAACTAGAGTATGAGGGTATTCGTCTTTAAGAGTACACTCTTCCATCTTCTTTGCGCTAAAATAACTATCTGATCCATCGGTAAATTGAGCGCAATACTCTCTAAGAAATGCAGAGTGAGAAGTTCCACCACTTTGAGCTTCTTCAATAATTGTTTTATCTATCATCTCTGCTGGCAAAGCCTCATATCCTAACTGAGAAACGAAATAAGTAGAGTCTTCTTTTTCTGGCGATGTTATTTTGTTGACCCACTCTTGATAAGTCTTATAAAGATTCTCAAAAGTATAGCTTGCAGAAGAAAGAGCTATCATTTTAGAGTTATTCACAAAGACCATTCTATCTTCTTCCTCCATCTTACCTTCTTTAATTAGCAAGTCCTCCATTTCTCGAATATCAATACGCCTTTTCATGTCTTGAGGAGCAACAAGGAATGGCATCAATACATTTTTGATAATCTCTTCTGGCAAAAGTAAGAACTCATCTAGTACAAGAATGTTTGCACGGAAACCACGAATCTTTTCGCCGCTTAGAGGAATAGCTCTGATAGATCCGCCATTGATATCCCATTCATAGAGATCGTTTCTTTTGCTCTTAGCTCCAAAAGCTTGGAATAATAATTCCGCGCCTTTAGTTTCGGACATTTTTTCTATGTTATTGAATATTGCTCTAGCTGTACGAAAAGTAGGGCCAGCTATTAGTATCTTTGTGTTTGGTTCAAAGATGCATTGCAGCACACAATACACACTAGCAATGAATGACTTGGCGCAACCACGACCCCAAACGCACATAGAGAAGTTTCTATTGAACATTCCCTTTAAAGTGATCTCTTGATAAGGAGAAAGTTTAATTCCAGTCAATAAATATGTAGTTAAATAAAGATTTTGCCGCAAAAATTTACAAAGAGTAATCTTTGCTTCTCTATCTTCAAGCTCTCCCTTAAGTTGACTAAAAATTTCGTTATAATTTTGAGTCTTCTTTTTGTATTTAGTTGTTTCGTGCCACATATTACAGTAGTTTTAAGTCGTACATTAATTGTAGGTCGTATTTTTTGTATTCGCCATTGCTAAAAAATACTTTCTTCATTATTCTGACGCATTCTTCTCTACCATCTACGAATAAAAATTGTACATTGCTATATTTCTGAATTAGCTCTCTAACATTAAAGAAAATAAACTCTGGTGTGACTTTAATTTTCTTAGAGACGTAGTTGAGATACTGAAAACTCAAGCACTCTTGAAGCGGGCGCTCTACCAATACAATTAGGTTGGCTTCTGCTGCTATGGAGCGCTCAATCTCTCTACAAAATCTCTCGTATCCACCGCTCATTGTGCCAATGAAATCAGAGATAGACTTTCTTTCAATATAACATTTATTTTCTGGATCATTAATGGCGTAATCTCCGAATTTTAAGCCTTTAACTTCTGTTGGGTAGTCAATAACAAGAGGCATCTGCTCTCTGGTATCAATATAAATACTAAAGCCGTCCTTAATTTTATATTTTAACTCTTCTTTTGGATATTCGTATTTGTTTTTGAAGCCCATTTCACTACAAAGGCTATAATAATCAGAGAAAAGACTGTGATAATAAGGAACGGGCGGGCTAGTAATAGATCTGAGCTCCACTTCAGTAGGTGCATAAATTAAGTTGTGTTTTTCTTTTCTTTGAGAGAGGAGTTTTTTTAAATAATCTTTTTGAAGGGCTAAGTCTTGTAGCTTTAGCCATTTTTTCATGGAGATTTTATTATTAAAATCATTAGAGAAGTAATAGTCTTTGTTTTTAAAGTTTATTAATTCTCCAGTGAGCAAATCGTATCTCGGCTCATGAGTTTGGTAGTACTCTACCATTCTCAATTGATGAGACTTGAGATGCCCATGAAAAGATTTATCTGTTTCAAACTCTACGTTGCAAATTTTACATTTAACCATCTAAAACTTCCTCCTCTGTTAGGCCAAAAATGCGAGCTTTAACATCGTCCATAGATGAGAGCCGGCCGACTTCTCCCTTTAAGACTTCTCTTCTCATATCTGCCATCTTTATCATTTCTTTTCTAGTGTCTTCGTCTTTCCACATTTGAACTAGGTTAAGAATAGAGGCATTATCTTTTACTTGATTAGATAGTCTTTCACTTCTTTTGACTTTTAGGTCGTTAAGAAGTTTTTGTTGGCGAGTAACACATTGATTGTATTCTGTTCGGGCTGAAGTTACTGCTTCTATTAGAGGCATTGGAATTCTATTGCCAGAATTTACTTCTATATCTATCTGCTCTTGCAGAGTTTGTATTGCTGCTTGAATATTAGAAGAGATTACTACCTCTGTTGCCAAAACAATATACTGATCTACCTCTTCTTGGGTAAGATCTGACTTATCGTAGGTATACCTGATGAAGCTGCTCTCAAATAAATCTCTGTCCCCTTGCTTTCCGTATGTTCCTATCTGATGGAGAAATCTATAGGTATGTAAATAAGATATTAGAGATGTTAATTCTTTTTTGTTTCGGGCTGTAATTTTGTCTTTGTCTAATCCATTGAGAACATACTTATTTACTCTTACTAAAGCCCGCTCCGAATTCTTAGGTGGCTTATAATCTCCCTGACTCTCTTCCTCTTCTGTGCTAGTTCCTGGGTTAACCTGCTTAGGTAAGGAGTCCAAATACTCTTGAACACTTCTAGCTTCTATTGAGAGGTTATTTAAAGAGTAGTTTTGAAAAAGCTCTCTAGATATTTCTACGGCAGACATTAAAGAAGCATTATTAGAGATATAATCCTTCTGATCTTGAGTAAAATCGATTCTATTCTTGGGAGTGTATTGGCTTTTAGTTTTTACATTTAAAGACCTAGAGGCTAAAAAAATTTTTACCGCTTTACCATAAACGCTTCTGCCATCAACATTAGGAACATCAGGAAAAGCTTTTTGAGTAAGCTCTTGCAGACTTGGTGGGTTGTCCTTATTGGTATTCCAGATTTGAATGATTAAATCTTCTTGCTCTTTTGTTAAGGTTGGTTGATTCATAGATCTATTTCTCCATTTCTAATGACAAGTTTTGCTTTTTTTATTATAGATTTTTGAATATTTCTAAGCTGTTTGTTGTATCCTGTTTTAGAGCTCTTATCAAATTTCAGCTTTAGTATTTTACAAACTTGCTCTTCGTTTTTCAATTGGATATATAATAGATCATACACTTGCCACTCCATTGGCTTAAGAACCTTTTGCATTACTATGTTTAAATTTGCTGTTGCTTTTTGTATGTCTAAGGATTCTTGACTTCTGTTATTTATTTCTGCTGGATGATCTTCAATTGACACTGCCATTTTTATATCGTAAGCATTCTTTTTTGTATTTTTCCAATTTTCGTACATGGGGCATATTGAGTTTTGCTCTCCATATATTCTGCATCCAGAATCTCCTAAAGATGCGGCGCATTTTAAACACGGCCTAGCATAATTGCCATAATTGTTTCTAATTATGTTTTTTATTTGATTGGATATGATTCTATTTATCCAAGGTAAGATCGGTTTTGCAGGATCGTAGAGATCCCATTTTTTATACAAATGGAACCTAACAATCTGGGCAACATCTTCAAAATCGATCCAGTTAAGGGCGGATAAGGTCCACTTATTTTTCCTTTTCAGGATTTCCGCATTAATTAAATCTAAATTTTTCTCAAATTTTAATTTATTCTTCTTCATTATCTTGGTTTCTGGACGGATAGAATCCAGCTTCTTTCCTGAAGGACTCTAAGAACTCTTTTTTGTCTATAGGTCCAGCTTGAGTTTGCTGGTCTTCCATTGGACGATCCGACCTTGTACCAATTATGTCTTTAAATTTAGTCTTGCGATCTGGCGAAGCAGAAACTTCAACATCTAACTTAGACATATTCTTAATATTGTCCAAAGATTCTATATCTTCTGTTTCCTCTTCAGAATGTGTAATAGTATTCGGTCTGGAAGGAATAGTTTTTGCAACAACAGATTTGACTGGTGAAAAATTAAAGCCACACTTTGTGCAGAAATTTGGTTTTTCATATGCATAATCTATTCCGGTCCCGCATTTTTGACAATAAATTCTCATGGTTGATTATTATAAGGAATATGAGCAAAGGTTTCAAATTCAAAACAGATGAAGGCTATGAATATACTGTAGATAAGGTAAAACCTAGCTACAAATTTGCTGCTGAGGGCCTTTGTGACAACCCTGAGTCCAAAAACCCCAAGATAATCATAGATCCCTCCTTGCTTCCAAGAAGGGAACTGGCTGTTACT